TTACATACTTTCTAAAATTTTAGTTGTTTTTTTGTCCTCTTCATTAAATTTTTCTTCTAACAAATGAGAATACACGGATGTAGTTATTGCTATATTTTTATGACCTAATCTTTTAGAAATGTAATGTATAGATACACCTTTTGCTAGTAAATAAGAACAATGAGTGTGTCTTAATGCGTGCGATGTAATAATTGGTATATTATTGACTCTACAGGCTGATTTCAAAGCATTATTGATAGCCTGAAGGTTAATTATAGATCCGGCTTCTTTGAAAATGTAACCATCATAGCTAATTGCAAATGTACTTATGACGTCCATAATGTGTTTCATATCAGATTTAGCGATACTGATATATCTAGGGGAAGTATCGGTTTTTCGCTCGTCAATAAATATAGTGTTTTTCACTTGGTTGATATGCTCAATCTTTATATTTCTTGCACCACTGACACGACAACCCGTACAAATCATTATGAATAGCGCTAATGATGAACGAGTTCTCTTCTTTCTGACGTGATCTTTTAGTATTTCATATTCAGTTACCGAGATGAATTTTTCTTGTTCTGACTTCGTAGGTTTTCCGGCTTTATAATTAACTTTATAAGCGGGGTTTTTAAAAATAAGTCCATCATATAATGCGTCATCTAAAGCTGACCGAATAGCACCGTTTGTTTTTCTTATAGTTTCTTTTGCGTGTTCTTTTGAATAGTCGTTTATGAATTTCTGATAAACTTGTCTATTTATCTTTGATAACTCCATTTTACCTATTTTATGTTTTTGTATATGTTGTAATGCATTTCTATAATGACGGTAGGTATTTTCTTTAACAACAGGTTGTTTATACGTTTTAATCCAATTTTCGAAGTATTCTTCAAGAGTTATATAGTTATCTATATTAAAACCACTTCTTAACTCATTTAACTTGTCTAGTCCAGCAGAATTAGCTTCACGCTTTGTTCTAAAACCTTTCTTACGGTATCTTTTTCCTTCATGCTTAAACTCATATTGCCATTTTTTACCATCGTAACAACGTGTTTTCATGTGTTCCCTCCTCAAAATTGGCAAAAAATAATAAGGGTAGGCGAGCTACCCGAAATTTCGCATTATAGATAGGTTAGTGACAAAATACATTTTTCGTCTAGATTAACCGTGCCTCTTAGATTATTAATATTTTCGTTTAGATGTTTTTCAGAAACTTTAGCAACTTCATAATCGTTCATGTAAAGTGTTTGGTTTTTTATTGTATAATTAAGTAATTCATAATCTTTGTATACTTCTTTTACTTTATCTATATCAACATTTTCAAGAACAAGTTTTTTTCTGTTATTATAATTAAAGTTTTCCATTGTTTTCCTCCTATAATAGCTTATCTGCAATCATCGCAGCTAATAAATCGTTTTGTCTTATTGCTTCTAATTTTAAGTTGAATATTTGTGTGACATATTTATCTGAGTCTCTAGGTACTTTATTAATTGTTTTAGAAAAGTTGTTTAACCATTCGATTTTATCTTCATATTTCATTTTACTATTTGCAAAATTCTTTTTCTGACCGTGTCTTAAAAGTCTAGTTGTATACTTCCCGGCAAGTTGGTGTCTTTTTTCTTGGTTTTTATAAATTGGACTTTTATAAATAGCTTTATAAATTTCGTTTATAGTAGCAAAATATTGATTTCCTGTACTTTTATTTACTGACAAATGATTGCTAGACTCGAAATCGTTGACTACAATATAGTATTCATAGTCGGTTTTTATCGAGTAATTTTTCGAATTCATCAAAAATTCTATAGTAAATAATTGGTCTTCAGCAGTTTTAGAGAATGTTTTGAATTTTATCTTGTTTTTATCTATAACACTTTTTTTAAACATTTTTAGTACTGATAAAGCATAAAAAATACTATTATCAATAATATCAGCTTTCGCTACATTTCCTTTCTCAAATATAGCTTTAGGAACACTTCTTCCTTTACCTTCAACTCCATATTTTCCAATTATTAAATCGCTATTATTTTCTTTGCCGTAATTATATAAATCTTCTAGTGCTCTTTCGTGAAGTAAATCATCAGAATCTAAAAAGAATACATATTCAGCTTTGCTCATTTTTAAGCCTGTATTTCTAGGTACGCTAGCATTTCCACTATTCTTTTTTAATTGTTTAAAACGAACTAATCCTTTATATTTTTTTATAACATTCAAAGTCTCACCATTGTCATTTGAATGATCATCAATAATAATTAATTCGTAATCAGTACTCTTCATTGTTTGATTTAATACAGAACTAATGGTTCTATGTAATTTTTCGCCGTTATTGAATGTTGGCATTATAACACTTACTTTTTTCATTTTCATTTCTCCTTTGCTTACTTTATATATTAAAGCGCCACATAGGCGCTATTAATCAATACGTTTTCACACTAGTAGGCGTTTTTTGTTTAGTAAAATCATAATGAATCTTCTTTGGTTAACTTATCGCCATCTAATTTTTGTGAAATAAATTCCAAGTATTTACGCGCATTATGTGACGATAAATCTTTAGGTAACTCATAAGTGAATGGTTGATTACCACTAGTTAAAACTTCATATACTATAGTTTCTTTTTTTATTTTACAATTTTTTATTTTCATTATAAACTTCCTTTCAAACACTGCTGAAATAGACGTCTTTTTCAAATAAGCATGATTAATACTTCAATTCTTTAATCCACATATATTTAAAAGTGAGGTAGTAGGTAATAAATATAAGACTTAAAGTTAAGATTGCTTTTTTCATGTCAATTTCTCCTTTGTTTATATTTATATTAAAGCGCTAAATATACGTTATTAATCACAATGCAATTAATTGATTGTAAGATACTTAGTCGTATAATTCTATATACCTATTAGTAAATTCTTCGGTAGTTATTTCTCCATTTTCTTTTTGTTGTTGAAGTTTAGAAGATTCTTTTTGAATTTCATCGTATTTTTCACGAGAATACCCATATTTTTCCATCTCTTTATAATTAGCTTCGTTTATTTGTTCTTGTTGCTGAGGTGTGACACAACCACCAACTGTGCATTGTGTACCATCAGGTTTTGTGTAACCTATAACGTCACCTGCGCCTTGTGCTTGGTACCAAGTATTACCATCTGCATCTACCATGCCGTTAACATTGTGACCATTTTTTACTCTTTGTGATATTTCGTCTTTAGTTAAAGGTCTATTATTTTGTATGTTGTTGTCGAGATTTGTGTTGTTCTCGTTGTTTACTTGATTATTGTTATTGTTTTGATTAGCATTTTCTTTTTTCGCTTCTGCTTTTTCTTTAGTTTCTTTCTTTTTATCTTTGTTCTCTTTCTTTGTTTCTGTTTTTTTACTTTCTTCTTTTTTGTCTGTATCGTTACTACCACAAGCACCTAACACCAACGTACTTGCTAATAGTAAACCTAATAATCTTTTCATTTTAATTTCTCCTTTGTTTACTTTTTATATTAAAACACCATATAGGCGCTATTAATCACATTTTAGTTCTATCGGTAATTTTAGACTCCTTAACTCTTTGACGTGACTCTTTAGCTTCTCGAATCATATCTTTAAATCCTTGACTGTCTATAAAAGCTTTGGCTTCTTCTATTTGTTCTTGAGTAAGCTCTTTACCACCAGTATTGATGTGTAAGTGTTCAATTTCTTTATAAGTACTCATTTTTTCGACTCCTGTTCTTCAAGTTCACTTTTAGTTATAGGTAAACCATTATTCAACCTATAAGTCAGTTCTTCTTCTGTATAAAAGGGGATTTCAACCATTTCCCACTCTTCAATGTTAATGTCAACTTCTTTTAAATTCATTTTACTACCTCCTATAAAATAACTTTTCCAATTAACCTCACACTTTCGTTCCTGTAAAAGTGTAGATCATCGTATTCTTTATTTAGTGAAACTAGAGTCAATCTATCATCTTCAACAAAGACTTTCTTAACGTACGCTTCTTCTTCAATGATGAATATACCAATTTGTCCATTCTTTATATTGTGAGTTTTCTCTACGAATATAATTTCACCGTCTTTAAACATAGGTTCCATAGAATCACCATTTACTTTTAACGCTAAATCGTGTGTGGGGATAGGTCCTTTAACCATTTCAGTAAATAGCGTTTCATCGTGTAAACGTTCTCCTACACCAGCAGAGACGCAACCATTGACGTTAACTGGAGTTTTCTCCTGTTTATATGAATTAATATCTACAACGTTATCTCCTTTAGAATTCTGTTCTTCCAATTGTTCATTTGCATAGTTAAGTACGTTTTTTTGGCGGGGAGGTGTGAGTTTGTTGTATATGGAAGTGATGTCGTTATCGTCTTTGTATGTAGTATCTATGTCGCTTTTACCAACCTCGAAAACATCAGCTATCCTTTGTATAACTCCGTGAGAGGGGTTGGAACGTAAATTTAAATAATCGCTTAAAGTAGATGGTTTTATGTTAATGAGTTCAGCAAGTTTCTTTTGAGACATATTTGAATCGTTGAGAAATTTTCTAATGTTTTTGGCTATAATTATATTTCTTTCTTTGTTCATATTACTTACCTCCTTTTTTTCTTATTATACGAAAATTTCATACCATAGTAAAGTTTTTTACGAAAAAAACGTATTTAATGTTGACAATACGAAAATTTCGTATTATATTAGGTTTACCGAAAGGCGGTGACAACATGAAAACATTAAAAGAGTTGAGGACTGATTACGGATTGACTCAAGAAGAGTTAGGAAATTTATTTAAGGTCTCATCACGTACAATTCAAAATATGGAAAAAGACTCTACAAACATTAAAGATAGTTTACTTTCTAAGTATATGAGTGCTTTTAATGTTAAATATGATGATATTTTTTTAGGTAATGAATACGAAAATTTCGTATTTACGAATGATAAAAAGAAATCAATTATTTTAGCATTTAAAGAAAAAGAAAAACAAACATCTTAAAAGGAGGGCACAGCAAATGCAAGCTCAAAACAAAAAAGTCATCTATTACTACTATGACGAAGAAGGTAATAGACGACCCGTTAATATTCAATACAACGATGGCTACGACTTAATGATAGACCCGCGTTTTATTGAAATGACGCTTGAAAGACATCCGCATTTAAAAAATAACTTTTATGGATTAATAGATGGAAAAGAATTTAAGTTAGATTAAATTTTTGGAAATGCAAAGGAGGCATAACAAATGTTACAAAAATTTAGAATCGCGAAAGAAAAAAATAAATTAAAACTCAAATTACTAAAGCATGCTAGTTACTGTTTAGAAAGAAGTAACAACCCTGAATTGTTGCGAGCAGTTGCAGAGTTGTTAAAGAAGGTTAACTAAATTAGGCCTTATTATTACTTTTTAGAATGTGAACAATAGGTCGATAAAAAACTTAATAAACAAACTATAGCAACTATCAATGAATTTTGAATATGTAAATCGTTCTCGTTTATATAGTTTGTTACAAAGATTTGAATGTCAGCACCTGCTGCAATGCCATTAGACCATCTTATTAACTTTTTGAAAGGATGTGGAAAATCATTTTCGATACGTTTGACAAATTCATCGTGTCTCTTGTAGGTACTTTGCTCATTTATTGGATAGGTCGAATTGATGGCTTCAGCCAAAGTAGAGATAGCAGTTGGATTGATATAAAAATCTCTAATGGTCTGTTGTGCTTGAAGTACAATCTCATCATCAAACCTATAGAGTTCCTTAAAAGATTTTATCGTTTCTTCAGAAAATAAATTTCTTTGAAATGTTAGAGATGAAAAAGAATTACGCAAATTAAAATTCATTTCAATTAAGTTGTTTAGATGAAAGTCTACTTTGAAGTCAGAAAATAAATTTATGTTGTTTCTATTAATTATATCTAATTGGTACTTAGGTTTTAAAGATTGTTTAATTGCCATACTTTTAGAAATTTCAACATTACTAATTACGTTATTAATAGAAAAACGAACATTTTTTAAAGGATCAATATACACCAATATCACCTCCTTTCACTAGGAGATAACAACATTATACACGAAAGGAAAGATAGAAATGCCACATATTTTAAACGTAACAGTTCCAATACCTGAAACACATGTACTTATCACAAAAGATGAATATGATGAGCTAATTGGTTATTCATTAGACCCTGTATGGAACATGAGTGACTTAAAGAAGAAATTAAAAATTGCATCTGATGAGACTATCAAGGACAGATTACTATTTCATCCTAGATTTGAAAAAGAACTAAGAGCGCAAGGAATTGTGCATTACCCTGATGAGAATTTTAATCGCTGGAGATTTAACGCAAGAAAGATGAATAAATTCGTCGATGAGCATTTCAATGAAATATATAAGGAGAGAATAAAATGAGCAACATTTATAAAAGCTACCTAGTAGCAGTATTGTGCTTCACAGTCTTAGCGATTGTACTCATGCCGTTTCTATACTTCACCACAGCGTGGTCAATTGCGGGATTCGCAAGTATCGCAACATTCATATTCTATAAGGAATACTTTTATGAAGAATAAAAAAACTGCTACTTGCGCCAACAAGTAACAGTATCAAGTACTTAAGAAAAATTTCAAGTTAAATATAAAACGAAAAATGGAGGAAGTCAAGATGTATTACGAAATAGGCAATATCATACGCAAAAATATTCATGTTAACGGATTCGATTTTAAGCTATTCATTTTAAAAGGTCATATGGGCATATCAATACAAATTAAAGATATGAACAACGTACCAATTAAACATGCTTATGTCGCAGATGAGAATGACTTAGATATGGCATCAGACTTATTCAACCAAGCAATAGATGAATGGATTGAAGAGAACACAGATGAACAGGACAGACTAATTAACTTAGTCATGAAATGGTAGAGGGGGATTAACTAATGGCTAATCTATATGAGCTATCAGAAGCATTTAAAGAGATGTCTAATCAAGATGAATTAGATCCAACATTACTAAAAGATACATTAGATTCTATCAAAGCAGAAATGAACGTCAAAGTAGACAACATTGTCAATTGGAGACGTGAAACTTTAGGTGACATAGATGTCATAGATAAAGAAATTAAGAGACTTCAAAATTTAAAAAAACAAAAACAAAATTTAACTGATCGTTTAAGAGATTACTTAAAAGAGATGTTAGAAACACAGGAAGTAGATAGTTACCGCACAGCTACTAATCATATTTACAAGCGCAAAAACGGGGCTAGTAAAAATATTATCGATGAAAAACTTATTCCAAAGGATTATTGGCTATCACAAGCGCCAAAGCTTAATTCTAAGCAACTAATCGATGATTTGAAAGCTGGGAAAGATATTCCGGGTGCTGAATTAAAGGTAACAGAAAGCCTGGTGATTAAGTGATGAACAAATCAGAAACAGTTGTTGAAATAAATAAAGCTATGGTTGCGTTTCGCAAGGAAGTAAAGCAGCCACTTAAAGATAAAAATAATCCATTTTACAAATCAAAATATGTACCACTCGAGAACGTTGTAGAAGCCATTGACAAGGCAGCAACGCCTCATGGGTTGTCTTATACCCAATGGGCTTTGAACGATGTAGACGGACGCGTAGGAGTCGCTACAATGCTTATGCATGAAAGCGGTGAATATATCGAGTACGATCCTGTATTTATGAATGCAGAAAAGAATACGCCACAAGGCGCAGGCTCGTTAATCAGCTACCTTAAACGTTATTCATTATCCGCGATTTTCGGTATTACTAGCGACCAAGATGATGACGGAAATGAAGCAAGTGGAAAAAATAATAATCCAAAAGAGCAAACTAGAACACAATGGGCTAGTAGCGAAACCATAGGGATTTTAAGGAAAGAGGTTATAGATTTCACTAACTTGATAAAGGGCACGGATAAAGAAGCGCCACAAAATATAGTAGAACAAAAATTCGACATAAATAACTATAAATTAACAGAAAAACAAGCAGCAGAAGCTATTCAAAAAATACGAAACAACGCAAAAACAATTACTGGAGGAAAACAATAATGTTAAACAGAACAGTATTAGTAGGACGCTTAACAAAAGATCCAGAATATAGAACAACGCCAAATGGTGTGAGTGTTACCACTTTCACTATCGCAGTTAACAGAACATTTACTAACGCTCAAGGAGAACGTGAGGCAGACTTTATTAACTGTGTAACTTTTAGAAAACAAGCAGAAAATGTAAATAATTATTTATCCAAAGGGTCATTGGCTGGCGTTGATGGACGTTTACAATCACGCAGTTATGAAAACAAAGACGGGCAACGTGTATTTGTCACAGAAGTAGTAGCGGACAGTGTTCAATTCTTAGAACCGAAGAATAACAACCAACAACCAAACAACAATTATCATCAACAAAGACAAACTCAAACTGGTAATAATCCTTTTGATAATACCACTGCGATTATTGATGATGACTTACCGTTCTGATTGGAATGATTAGATGCCAATAATTACTAGTTATATCACTCAAGATGACGGTACAACAACAGTTGTCATCTCGGGTGTTGAATTAGGTAATAAAGAAACATTACTACTTGATAACGGGTTTGATGTGGAAGTCGATGTGAGCGTCATAGATCCGTTTCGAATTACCGGCAAGCAACGACGAAAAATATTCGCGCTTGTCAAAGACATAGAAGAATATACAGGTCAACCAATGGACTATATGCGACATATGTTCATCGAGTATGTAAGGACTTACTACGGCTATGATGAACGTATTTCACTAAGTAATTGTACGAGAACACAAGCAAGTCAAATCATTGAAGCAACGCTTGACTGGACGTTCTACAATGACATACCACTTAGCTACAAAACGAGTAATCTACTGAAACGAGATAAATCATTCTTATACTGGTCAACTGTTAACCGCAACTGTGTAATATGCGGAAAGCCTCACGCTGACTTAGCACATTACGAAGCAGTAGGTAGAGGCATGAACAGAAACAAGATGAATCACTACGACAAACATGTATTAGCGTTATGTCGCGAACATCACAACGAGCAACATGCAATTGGTGTTAAGTCGTTTGATGATAAATATCACTTGCATGACTCGTGGATAAAAGTTGATGAGAGGCTCAATAAAATGTTGAAAGGAGAGAAAAAGGAATGAATAGACTAAGAATAATAAAAATAGCACTCCTAATCGTCATCTTGGCGGAAGAGATTAGAAATGCTATGCATGCTGTAAAAGTGGAGAAAATTTTAAAATCTCCGTTTAGTTAATACAGGTTTTTACAAAAGCTTTACCATAGGCGGACAAACTAATTGAGCCTTTTTTGATGTCTATTACCCAGGGGCTGTAATGTAACTTTAATACTTCAAATTCAATGCCAGAAAGTTTACTTATTGTTTCTAGGTTGTGTCCTGACTTTAACATTCTTTTAACAAATTCTAATCCCGAAACAAATCTTTGTTTTTCTATAATCTTATTAAAGTGATTTAAAAACTGAGGAGCATAAAACTTATTATAAATTCCTTTTTTTGTTAAGTAAGACATGTCAAAAGTTTCATTTAAAACCCCTAACCTTACTAGGTTATTAATTGAAATTTCGGTTGATTCTATATCTAACGGAGAGTCTTTTATTAACGTGTCCGATATATTCATACCGTCATTCTTTGGGTTTAAAACCGCTCTATATTTAACGGCAGGATGTACTTCGTGATTCTTTAAATGTTTTAAAAGAATAGCATCATTTGGGGATAATTGTTTAATTATTTCAACAAATGAATGGTGGGTTAATGAGTTTTTTCTGTCATCCATAGATGATGCTATTAGTTTTGCGAACATATTACTTAAAGTTTTTTCACTAATGTAAAACTTTGAAGCTTCTAGAGCAGGACCTAGAAGAGAAAATTGTGGTTCTTGTAAATTATTTTCAGGTACAGAAGATATTTCTTTTTTAAATTGTTCTTTGAATTTTTCAAATTCTACTTCTCTTTGATAAATAACTTTATCCACATAAAGGTGGAATTTCCCAAAGACAAGTTCCCAAGTTTTAGAGAATGTTTCTACAGGCCCTTTTGATGCGCCTTCAATAATTTTATCAATACCTTTACCTAAAATAGGATCCATAATTATTCACCCCCAATCTAACGCAATAGCGATAATAAAATTATACCAGAAAGGAGATAACGAAATGGCAACATTTAGAACGATAAAAGAAAGTGGCGATTTTGTAACTGTGCATAAATCTTTTGTGTTCGATAGTAATTTAAGTGCTAAAGCTAAAGGGATATTATTGTATTTCCTAAGTCGTCCTGACAATTGGCAAATATACACGTCAGAAGTAGTTAAACATATGAATGATGGACAAAAATCAATCAATAGTGGCGTTCAAGAACTTATGGATAATAAATATGTTCACAGAATACAAAAAAGAGCTGAAAACGGTGTGTTTAAAGGTTTTGAATACTTAGTTTACGAAAAACCAACCGAAATGCCATTTTCGGAAAACGGATTATCGGCAAACGGGTTTTCGGAAAACGGAAAAACGGAAAACCGAAAAGGGCGTACTACTAATAATAATAGTACTAATAATGATTTAACTAATAATAACAATACTAATAATGATGGAAGTATATTGTCGGGCAACCCGACTGTGTATTCCATTCCCTATAAAGAAATTATCGAATACTTAAACAAAAAAACAGGAAAGCATTTTAAACACAATACAGCTAAATCAAAAGATTTTATTAAAGCAAGATGGAATCAAGATTTTAGGTTGGAGGATTTTAAAAAGGTGATTGATATCAAAACAGCTGAGTGGCTAAACACGGATAGCGATAAATACCTTAGACCAGAAACACTTTTTGGCAATAAATTTGAGGGGTACCTCAATCAAAAAGCGCAACCAACTGGCATAGATCAATTGGAACGCATGAAGTACGACGAAAGTTATTGGGATTAGGGGGATATTATGAAACCACTATTCAGCGAAAAGATAAACGAAAGCTTGAAAAAATATCAACCTACTCATGTCGAAAAAGGATTGAAATGTGAGAGATGTGGAAGTGAATATGACTTATATAAGTTTGCTCCTACTAAAAAACACCCGAATGGTTACGAGTATAAAGACGGTTGCAAATGTGAAATCTATGAGGAATATAAGCGAAACAAGCAACGGAAGATAAACAACATATTCAATCAATCAAACGTTAATCCGTCTTTAAGAGATGCAACAGTCAAAAACTACAAGCCACAAAATGAAAAACAAGTACAAGCTAAGCAAACAGCAATAGAGTACGTACAAGGCTTCTCTACAAAAGAACCAAAATCATTAATATTGCAAGGTTCATACGGAACTGGTAAAAGCCACCTAGCATACGCTATCGCAAAAGCAGTCAAAGCTAAAGGGCATACGGTTGCTTTTATGCACATACCAATGTTGATGGATCGTATCAAAGCGACATACAACAAAAATGCAGTAGAGACTACAGACGAGCTAGTCAGATTGCTAAGTGATATTGATTTACTTGTACTAGATGATATGGGTGTAGAAAACACAGAGCACACTTTAAATAAACTTTTCAGCATTGTTGATAACAGAGTAGGTAAAAACAACATCTTTACAACTAACTTTAGTGATAAAGAACTAAATCAAAATATGAACTGGCAACGTATCAATTCAAGAATGAAACACAATGCAAGAAAAGTAAGAGTAATCGGAGACGATTTCAGGGAGCGAGACGCATGGTAACCAAAGAATTTTTGAAAATTAAACTTGAGTGTTCAGATATGTACGCTCAGAAACTCATAGACGAGGCACAGGGCGATGAAAATAAGTTATATGACCTATTTATCCAAAAACTTGCAGAACGTCATACACGCCCCGCTATCGTCGAATATTAAGGAGTGTTAAAAATGCCGAAAGAAAAATATTACTTATACCGAGAAGATGGCACAGAAGATATTAAGGTCATCAAGTATAAAGAGAATGAGAATGAAGTTTATTCGCTCACAGGAGCCCATTTCAGCGACGAAAAGAAAATTATGACTGATAGTGACCTAAAACGATTTAAAGGCGCTCACGGACTTCTATATGAGCAAGAGCTAGGTTTACAAGCAACGATATTTGATATTTAGAGGTGGACGATGAGTAAATACAACGCTAAGAAAGTTGAGTACAAAGGAATTGTATTTGATAGCAAAGTAGAGTGTGAATATTACCAATATTTAGAAAGTAATATGAATGGCACTAACTATGATCGTATCGAAATACAACCGAAATTCGAACTACAACCTAAATTTGGGAAACAAAGACCGATTACGTATATAGCTGATTTCTCTTTGTGGAAGGATGGCAAACTGGTCGAAGTTTTAGATGTTAAAGGTAAGGCGACTGAAGTTGCCAACATCAAAGCGAAGATATTCAGATATCAGTATAGAGATGTGAATTTAACGTGGATATGTAAAGCGCCTAAATACACAGGTCAAGAATGGATGGTATATGAGGACTTAGTGAAAGTCAGACGTAAAAGAAAAAGAGAAATGAAGTGATTTAATGCAACAACAACAAGCATATATAAATGCAACGATTGATATAAGGATACTTACAGAAGTTGAATATCAGCGTTTCGATGATGTCGATGATGAAAAAGATATGCTAGCAGAGCGTTTAGATAAAAATCCAGATGAGTTATTGAAGTATGACGACATAAAAATAAGACATGCATATATAGAGGTGGAATAAATGAGTATCGTAAAGATTAACGGTAAACCGTATAAATTTACCGAACATGAAAATGAATTGATAAAAAAGAATGGTTTAACTCCAGGAATGGTTGCAAAAAGAGTACGAGGTGGCTGGGCGTTGTTAGAAGCCTTAAACGCACCTTATGGCATGCGCTTAGCTGAGTATAAAGAAATTGTGTTATCCAGAATTATGCAACGAGAGGCTAGAGAACGTGAAATAGCTAGGCAACGACGTAAAGAGGCTGAGCTAAGAAGAAAGAAGCCACATTTGTTTAATGTACCACAGAAACATTCACGTGATCCGTACTGGTTCGATATTACTTATAACCAAATGTTTAAGAAATGGCAGGAAGCATAAATGCCTAAAACCGATAACGCATGCAAAGAATACTTAAACCAATTTTTCGGCTCTAAGAGATATCTTTATCAGGATAACGAGCGAGTGGCTCATACTCATGTAGTAAACGGTACTTATTACTTTCATGGGCATATCGTGCCAGGTTGGCAAGGCGTGAAGAAGACGTTTGATACAACCGAAGAGCTTGAAACATATATAAAGCAACATGGTTTGGAATACGAGGAGCAGAAGCAACTAACTTTATTTTAGAGGAGGTTATGAAAGTGAACTATGAAACAGGGTTCCAACTAGGTGTAATGGAAGCTAGGTTGAAGAAGATGAGAAAACAACGTGATGCGTGCAAGAAGCAACGTGATGAGCTTATCGTGGATATAGCTAAGTTAAGAGAGCGTAACGAAGAGCTGGAGAACATGTGGCGCACAGTCAAAAATGAATTGCTTGGAAGATACGAACATTACTGTTTTAAAATTAGAGAACTACACCCTGAGAGCAAAGCGAACAGGATAGGAGCTCTCTATATAGGAGGTAAAAGCACTGCAGATATTATACTGTCGCGAATGGAAGAACTAGACGGAACAAATGAGTTCTACGAATTTTTAGGTCAAATGGAGGAAGACACTAATGAATAACCGCGAACAAATCGAACAGTCCGTTATAAGTACTAGCGCGTATAACGGCAATGACACAGAGGGATTGCTAAAAGAGATTGAAGACGTGTATAAGAAAGCGCAAGCGTTTGATGAAATTCGCGAAGCTATTAATGCGCAATGGGTTGAGTATCCAGAAGACTGGGCGTCAGAGGTTTTGAGAGAAGTAAGAGAGCTTGAATATGAGGAGGAACAGGAAAATGAAAATTAATGAATCTTTGAAGAAATTAAAAGAAAAAGGATACAAAGAAAATGAAGATAAAGCTATTTTTAATTTAGCTGATGGTACGCTAGAAATTTACATCGACCATGACGAAAAAACAATAATTACAGAATTCCATGATTTAAAGGTATTCGTGTCAGAAGATTTAAAAGATAAAAGTATGGAGAGCGTTATGTATGAATTGGCTGGAATTGATGAGGAGGACAACGATAATGACTAACACATTACAAGTGAAACTATTATCAAAAGACGCTAGAATGCCAGAACGAAATCATAAGACGGATGCAGGTTATGACATATTCTCAGCTGAAACTGTCGTACTTGAGCCACAAGAAAAGGCAGTGATCAAAACAGATGTAGCTGTAAGCATACCAGAGGGCTATGTCGGACTATTAACTAGCCGTAGTGGTGTAAGTAGTAAAACGCATTTAGTGATTGAAACAGGCAAGATAGACGCGGGATATCACGGCAATTTAGGGATTAATATCAAGAATGATAATGAAACGTTAGAGATTGAGGATATGAGTAACTTTGGTCGGAGTCCTGCTGGGATATATGGAAAGTATGCCCGACTGCCTGTAACGGATAAAATTTTATGTATGAATGGTAGTTATGTCATAAACAAAGGCGACAAACTAGCCCAATTGGTTATTGTGCCTATATGGACACCTGAACTAAAGCAAGTGGAGGAATTCGGAAGTGTTTCAGAACGTGGAGCAAAAGGCTTCGGAAGTAGCGGAGTGTAAAGACATCTTAGATCGAGTTAAGGAGGTTTTGGGGAAGTGAGAGAACGCACTAAAATTATATATCGTGGTTGGAACAAGGAGATATTTATTTTACAGGGTAAAAATATGAATGTTATTGGTTTGCGCCAAATATTTGATGAACTCAAAAGATTGTACGAAGGTTATAAAATCGTTGTTATTCCAATAGAAGTTGATTTTGAAATCAAATAAATAGGAGTGATGAGAAGTGACACAATACTTAGTCACAACATTCAAAGATTCAACAGGACAACCACATGAACATTTTACTGCTGTTAGAGATAATCAGACGTTTACAGTTGTTGAGGCGGAGAGTAAAGAAGAAGCGAAAAAGAAGTACGAGGCACAAGTTAAAAGAGATGCAGTTATTAAATTAGGTCAGTTGTTTGAAAATATAAGGGAGCGTGGGAAATGAATCAGCTGAGAATTTTATTACATGACGGTAGTAGTTTGATATTACATGAAGATGAATTATTTAACGAAATAGTATTTGTTTTGGACAATTTTAGAAATGATGATGACTATTTAACGATAGAAAAAGATTATGGCAGAGAACTTGTATTGAACAAAGGTTATATAGTTGGGATCAATGTTGAGGAGGCAGATGATGATTAACATACCTAAAATGAAATTCCCGGAAAAGTACACTGAAATAATCAAAAAATATAAAAATAAAACACCTGAAGAAAAAGCTAAGATTGAAGATGATTTCATTAAAGAAATTAATGATAAAGACAGTGAATTTTACAGTCCTATGATGGCTAATATGAATGAACATGAATTAAGGGCTATGTTAAGAATGATGCCTAGTTTAATTGATACTGGAGATGACAATGATGATTAAAAAACTTAAAAATATGGATTGGTTCGATATCTTTATTGCTGGAATACTGCGATTATTCGGCGTAATCGCACTGATGCTTGTTGTCATATCGCCTATCTATACAGTGGCTAGTTACCAAAACAAAGAAGTACATCAAGGGACAATTACAGATAAATATAACAAGAGACAAGATAAAGAAGACAAGTTCTATATTGTATTAGACAACAAACAAGTCATTGAAAACTCCGACTTATTATTCAAAAAGAAATTTGATAGCGCAGACATACAAGCTAGGTTAAAAGTAGGCGACAAAGTAGAAGTTAAGACGATTGGATATAGAATACACTTTTTAAATTTATATCCGGTCTTATACGAAGTAAAGAAGGTAGATAAAAAATGATTAAGCAAATACTAAGATTATTATTCTTACTAGCAATGTATGAGCTAGGTAAGTATGTAACTGAGCAAGTATATATTATGATGACGGCTAATGATGATGTAGAGGCGCCGAGTGACTTCGCAAAGTTGAGCGATCAGTGTGATTTGATGAGGGCGGAGGTGTCAGAATAGATGTATAGCAAAGAGTCAATCGTTAATATGATAGGCACACATAAAATGAAGTGTAATGTGTTAGCTGATGTAATACCGGAATATGATAGCAATTCAATCGCACAGTATGGTATACAAGCGACGTTACCGAAACCACAAGGGGAAAACTCAAGCAAAGTTGAAGATGTTGTTGTGAGGCTTGAAAGAGCAAATAAAAGGTATGCGCAGATGTTAAAAGAAGTTGAGTTTATAAATCAATCACAACAGAGATTAGGACACGTTGACTTTTGCTTCTTAGAGTTGTTGAAGAAAGGTTATAACAGAGATGCAATTATCAAGAAGATGCCTAACTCTAAATTGAACAGAAACAACTTCTTAGCGCGCCGTGATGAGTTAGCAGAAAAGATTTATCTACTACAGTGACGAAAATGACAAAAATGACAGAAATGACGAAAATGACACTATTTTTAAACTGTGAATTAATTTTATATAATTGATTTGTAAGAATTATCTTAAGACGTGGGGTAATAGCCACAACAGATGTTCTCATCGATGTGATTGAGAAGTGACAAACATATAAAAGATGATATGTTACGCTATTAATCACTTACTACCTGCCTATATGGTGGGTAGTTTAATTCTTGCAATTTGAGTCATAACTATTTTCCTCCTTTCACATTTATTGAACGTAGCTCCTGCACAAGATGTAGGGGCATTTTTGTATTTAAATAACTAGAGTAATTAACGTAAAGGCGTGTGATACAGTGAAAACAATTGATTAAATTAACACCGAAGCAAGAAAAGTTTGTATTGGGACTCATCGAGGGCAAGAGCCAACGCAAAGCTTATATTGACGCAGGGTATTCGACCAAAGGTAAAAGTGAATCATATATAGACATGCAAGCGAGCACGGTAGCTAAAAATAATAAGGTTTTAATAAGGTACGAAGAACTTCGTCAAGAAGTAGCTGAGCAATCAAAATGGACACGCCAAAAGGCTTTTGAAGAGTATGAGTGGCTAAAGAATACAGCGAAGAACGATATTGAAATAGAGGGAGTGAAGAAAGCGACAGCTGATGCATTCCTCGCTAGTTTGGACGGCATGAATAGAATGACGTTAGGCAATGAAGTTCTGACTAATAAAAAGATTGAAACTGAAATCAAGATGCTTGAGAAAAAAATCGATCAAATGGATAAATCAGAAAATAATTCACAAGAAGCAGAAGTTGCTAAAGCACTTATTAAGTTAGCGGGTGTTAATGATGATTAATGAAATGTTAAACCCGAAACAACAAGAAGTCTGGAACTGCTTCATAAACGATAAACCCAAAGTATTAATAGCGAGTGGTGCGAAGAGGGCAGGTAAAACATATGTATTTATCCTGCTTTTTTTAATGCACATAGCTACTTATAAAGACAAGGGGCTTAACTTCATTATCGGAGGAGCGACACAAGCATCTATCAGACGTAACATACTAGATGATATGGAGTTAATACTAGGTAGAGAGTTGACACTTGATAAATCTAACGCAGTCAAAATATTTGGTAATAAAGTGTATGTATTCGACGGACAAAACTCGGATGCATGGAAAAAAGCACGTGGTTTTACTTCAGCAGGTGCTTTTTTAAACGAGGGGACAGCATTACACAATATGTTTATTAAAGAGGTATTCTCACGTTGTAGTTACAAAGGCGCGAGGATATTAATTGATACCAACCCCGAAAACCCGATGCATCCAGTTAAAAAAGATTACATTGATAAGAGTGGTCAACGGTTATCGAATGGAAGACTAAATATCAAAGCATTCCAATTTACTTTGTTTGACAATACATTTTTAGATGAAGAATATATTGAATCGATTATCGCAAGTACACCAACAGGAATGTTCACAGATCGTGATATTTATGGTAAGTGGGTTTCTGCTGAAGGTGTTGTATATAAAGATTTCAAAGAAAAAGTTCATTACATCAAAGAAGAAGAATTTAAAACTAAACAAATAAAAAGGAAATATGCAGGCGTCGACTGGGGATATGAGCATTATGGTTCTATTATGGTTGTAGCGGAAGACTTTGACGGAAACAAGTACGTTATTGAAGAACACGCACACAGACATAAAGAGATAGATGACTGGGTAGCTATTGCTAAAGGAGTTATAAAAAGGCATGGCGATATTCTTTTTTATTGTGATACAGCTAGACCTGAACATATTGAACGATTTAGAAGAGAGAAGATAAAAGCAAGATATGCTGACAAAGCCGTTATTGCTGGCATTGAAGTTATTTCTAGGTTATTCAAGTTAAATAAAATATTCATTATCAAAGAAAAAGTTAGTTTGTTTAAAGAAGAAATATACAACTACGTTTGGAAAGATAATGCAGACGAACCAGTTAAATTAAACGATGACACATTAGATGCGTTAAGATATGCAGTTTATACAGCTAATAAGCCAAGTGGCACAGGCTTTAATTAAAGGAGGTAATATTTTGTACCCTAGCCAACCAACACAAACAGAAATATTTGATGCTATTGTGAGGACTAACAATAAGCCAGAAACACTAGAAGAAATGATTGTCAGATATATAAAACAACATTTGGAGAAGTTACCTGAAATCTCAATAGGTCAAGAATATTATGAGCAACGCCCTGATATTGTTAAGGAACCCAAGCCGGTTGATGCTACAGGAGCAGTTGACCCATTGAAACCAGATGACAGAATGATTACCAACTTCCATGCTAACCTAGTAGATCAAAAAGTTTCTTATATTGTAGGGAAGCCTATCGCTTTTAAACATACAGATGATGAAGTAGTTAAACGTATTGATGAAGTTTTAGGTAATAGATTTGATGATAAGTTACACAGTGTACTAACAGGAGCTAGCAATAAAGGTATTGAATGGTTGCATCCTTACCTTGATGAAGAGGGAGAATTTAAGCTATTTAGAGTACCGGCGGAACAAGGTATTCCTATATGGACTGATAAAGAGCACGAAGAATTAGAGGCGTTTATCAGGATGTATAAATTGGAAAATGAAACTAAAGTTGAATACTGGGATAAAGTAACTGTTAATTACTACGTTTATGAAAACGGCTCGCTTATTCCGGATTACTCTAACAATTTGGAGAATTCAAAAACGCATTTTAGTACAGGGTCATGGGGTAAGATTCCATTTATTCCATTCAAAAATAACGATTTAGAAATATCAGATATATTTATGTATAAAACATTGATTGATGCTTATAACAGGCGATTATCCGATTTATCCAATACTTTTAAAGATTCAAACGAATTAACGTATGTATTAACGAACTATGATGACCAAGAGTTGCCAAAATTCAAACGGTTACTACGTTATTACGGGGCGATAAAAGTATCGGATAACGGGGGTGTCGACACAATACAGGTAGAAGTACCAGTTGAAAACAGTAAAAAGTATTTAGATGAGTTATATCAAAAAATAATGTTGTTTGGTCAAGCGGTTGACTTTAGTTCTGACAAATTCGGTTCGGCTCCAAGTGGGGTTGCGTTGGAGTTTTTATATACTAACTTAAACTTGAAAGCAGATAAGTTAGCGCGCAAAGCTAAAGTTGCTATACAGGAGTTGCTTTGGTTTGTGTTTGAGCACTTCGATATCAAAGGAGAACATAAAGATGTCGATATTAGTTTCAACTACAACAAAGTAGCGAACACAGAATTACAAGTACAAACAGCTCAACAATCTATGGGAATTGTAAGCCATGAAACAGTATTAGAAAATCACCCGTTTGTCGAAGATTTGCAAGCAGAACTCGAACGAATAGAACAAGAACAAATGGAGTACAACAAGCAACTGCCTAATTTAGATGACGGAGGTGCTGACGGTGCCCAACAACAAGAAAGATCTAACAATAAAGAATCAGAATGATATTGATGAGTATATCGACAGTCTAATCTCTAAAGCTGAGAAGCCTATAGAACAACTATTTGCTAATCGAATTAAAGAGATAAAACAAATCATCGCAGATATGTTTGAGAAGTATCAAAGTGATGATGTGTATGTTACATGGACTGAATTTAATAAATATAACAGGCTCAATAAGGAGTTAACTCGTATAGGTACAATGTTGACTGATGACTATAGGCAAGTAGCTAAGATGGTTCAGAAGTCGCAGGAAGACGCTTATATAGAAAAGTTCCTTATGAGCCTTTATTTATACGAGACGGCAAGTCAAACATCTATGCAATTTGATGTTCCTAGCAAAGAAGTTATCACATCGGCTATTGAACAACCTATTGAGTTCATTCGATTAGTACCGACACTACAGAAGCATCGTGATGAAGTACTGAAAAAGATACGCTTACATATCACACAAGGCATTATGAGCGGAGAGGGCTACTCTAAAATAGCGAAAGCAATCCGTGATGATATTGGTATGTCTAAAGCTCAATCGTTGCGTGTAGCTCGTACAGAAGCGGGTAGAGCGATGTCACAAGCTGGACTTGATAGCGCATTAGTAGCTCAAAAGAATGGCTTACAGATGTATAAGTATTGGCATGCTACTAAAGATACACGTACAAGAGACACACACAGGCATCTAGACGGTGCTAAGAAGAAAATAGACGAACCGTTCAAGTCGAGTGGTTGCGTTGGACAGGCGCCTAAGTTGTTCGTTGGTGTGAATAGTGCAAAAGAAAACATCAACTGTCGTTGCAAGCTTATGTATTACATTGATGAAGATGATTTGCCTAGTACAACGAGAGTACGTAAAGATGATGGCACAACCGAAGTAATACCACAAATGACTTATCGTGAGTGGGAGAAATATAAACGTAAAAGAAAGTAGTTTACTACTCGACCTTAGCATGTCGTTAAACTGCTTCTTTTTATACCAAAATTCTTCGTGGCGTTGCACGTAAAACTCGTAAAAAGGAGTAGTTTAAATGGATTTATACACATTGTTAGGACAATTTAAAGACGGAGAAATCGACAAGCAGAAAGTAATTGATGCAATTGACGAATCAAAATCGGGAATGGTACCACGTTCAAGATTGAACGACAAGAATACCGAAATTGAAGAGTTAAGAGAAGAGATTTCTAAACGTGATGAACAAATTGTCAAATTGAAAGACTCTGCAAAAGATGATAGCGAGCTTCAGAAAGCGCTAGAAGAAGAACAAAATAAAAACGCAGAGTGGGAGACAAAGTATAAAGAAACACAACTTAATAACGCGGTTAAGTTAGCGGTTGCTAAAGAAGCAAATGATGCTAACGACATTCTAGCATTCATCAATAAAGATGAACTGGAATTAGCAGACGACGGCACTGTAAAAGGTTTAGATGAAGCGGTTGAAACGCTTAAAGAGTCTAAGCCTTATTTATTTGCGCCGTCTAAGCCTGTAGGTAAAACACCACAAGGCGGAGGTAATCCAGACTCAGGTGTAACGAAAGAAAAGTTTGACAACATGAGTGTCGCTGAACGTAACGAATTGTATTTGAACGATCGTGAGACATTCGAAAAATTAGTTAATCAAAATTAAACAAAGAGAGAGGTATAAGCATGCCACAAGGACTTACTAAAACAAGTAATCAAATCATTCCAGAAGTATTAGCACCTATGATGCAAGCGCAACTCGAAAAGAAATTGCGCTTTGCTTCATTTGCAGAAGTAGATAGCACATTACAAGGACAACCGGGAGACACTTTAACATTCCCGGCATTCGTTTATAGCGGAGACGCACAAGTAGTTGCAGAGGGCGAAAAAATTCCTACTGACATCCTAGAAACGAAAAAACGTGAGGCTAAAATCCGTAAAATCGCTAAAGGTACATCTATCACAGATGAGGCTTTGTTAAGTGGTTATGGAGACCCTCAAGGCGAACAAGTACGTCAACACGGTTTAGCACACGCTAATAAAGTTGATAATGACGTATTAGAGGCTTTAATGGGAGCTAAACTTACTGTTAATGCGGACATCACTAAATTAAACGGCTTACAATCAGCAATCGACAAATTTAACGATGAAGACTTAGAACCAATGGTTTTATTTGTTAATCCACTTGATGCTGGTAAATTACGTGGAGATGCATCAACTAACTTTACACGTGCAACTGAATTAGGCGATGACATCATCGTTAAAGGTGCGTTCGGCGAAGCTCTAGGCGCTATCATTGTACGTTCTAATAAGTTAGAAGCTGGCACAGCTATTTTAGCTAAAAAAGGTGCAGTTAAATTAATCTTGAAACGTGATTTCTTCTTAGAAGTAGCGCGTGACGCATCAACTAAAACAACAGCGTTATACAGTGATAAACACTATGTAGCATATTTATATGATGAATCTAAAGCAGTTAAAATCACTAAAGGTTCTGGAAGTTTAGAAATGTAATAGGAGGTAGTGACGTATGTATAAAGTAATCGAACGTTTTGAAGATGCACAAGACAACGGACATGAATATCAAGTGGGAGACGTTTACCCACGTGATGGATTAGAAGTATCAGAAGAACGATTCACTGAATTATCTACAACAAATAACCGCCGTAATTTAATTGCTATCAAACTTGTTGAAGAAAAGCAGACAGAACAGTCTGAGGCTAACGCTGACGAGCAAAAAAGTTTATCTGATATGAAAGTAGCAGAATTAAAAGAACTTGCTAAAAAGCGTGAAATTAAAGGCTATAGCGATATGAAAAAAGATGAGCTTATCAAAGCTTTAGAGGGTGTTAAGTAATGGACACAAAAGACGTCAAAATGATTAATGGACTTTCACTCAATGATTCCTCTAACGATGAGCAAATCGAATATCTTATTGAAGAATATAAAAGTGTTGCAGAAGATTATTGTAATCAGAAGTTTGATGACAAAGAAGTGCCGTCGGGCGTTAAGAAGTTTATTGCTGAATGTATCAAGTTTGGAAAAACCGGCAATATCTCAGCGCGCACGATGGGCACTGTAAGTTATACCTATGTAACTGACATACCTAGTAGTGCTTATGCATATTTATTACCTTATCGTAAGTTAAGTTGGGGTAAGCGATATGTTTAATCCGTTTGATGAGTTTCCGCACACAATTGAAATTGGAGAGGTTGAAGTCGTAGGAACATATCCCAAAGAATACGAGCGTTTTAAAAGTAACGAAACAATTAAAGGGTTTATGGACACGCCTACATCAAGTGAAACACTCAAATTTCATCAGATGAGCAAAGATTTCGACCGAAACCTATATACGCCGTACCATATACCAATAACAAACAAAACTTTATTTAATTACGAGGGTAAAACGTACGAAGTTGTAGGCGAACCGGTCGACCAAGGCGGACAACATGAAATCAATTTAACTAGATTGAGGGTGAGACCTATTGGCAAAGGTTAAGTATGGTAATTGGGACTTAGTAAAAGAGTTGGAAAATTATGAGCGAGACATAGAACGATGGGTCAAACGAGGTATAGCAAAGACTACTGCTAAAATTCACAATACAATCATTTCATTAATGCCAGTTGATACCGGCTATCTTAGGGAAAGTGTAACAATGGACTTTAAAGATGGCGGATTAACTGGCGTTATTAACATTGGTAGTGAATACGCAATTTATGTCAATTATGGTACTGGTATATATGCAACAGGCGCTGGAGGTAGTAGAGCGAAAAAGATACCGTGGTCATACAAAGACGCGAATGGTAAGTGGCACACTACTAAAGGGCAACATGCTCAACCGTTTTGGGAGCCGGCAATAGACGCTGGACGAGCATTCTTTAATAAGTATTTTTCATGAGGTGGTTAAGATATGTGGGTATCAGTTGAACGGTACTTATTTAACAAAGTATATAACAAATTAAAAAGTAACCCTATTATCCAAAAACAATTGGACGGTAGGGTTTTTGATTGCGTTCAGAAAGACGCTGTTTACCCATATATCGTTGTGGGTGAAACAAACGTCACTAACAAAGAAACGACCACGAGCATGGTCGAAGATGTCGGCATCACGTTGCATGTTTATAGTCAAGCACGTAATAGAGATGAGGCATCACAAATAATTCAATTTTTAGGCTTCGTTTTAAATAACGAAATAGAAATTGATTATTATTCATTCATTAAAAGTCGGATTGATACACAAGAAGTGATTACTGACATAGATCAGTACACTAAACACGGTATCATTCGGCTTGTTTTTAAATACAGACATAACACATTACAAAGGAGTGTAACGAATGGCGCAGGATAAATATATTGTCGCTCTCCAAATCGCTGATAAAGATTTAGCTAAGAAGCTAACTATCGAAGAAGCAACGCTTTTAGGTAGTTTAGCAGAGGGTGGGCACACTATCAGTAATGACCTTGCTGAAATCATTCAAGGCGGTAAGAAAGATTATAGCCGTAATTCTGTCGAAGAAGAAATCAAGTTGACGCTTGATGTCGTTCCGGGAGATAAAGGTCAATTAGCATTAAAAGAATCAGTTAAACAATTCAAACAGTTACGTGTTTGGATTTGGGAAACTAAAAAACGCGATGGCAAACATCACGGTGTATTCGCATATGTAGTTATCGAAGAGCACGAATGGTCATTTGATGATGAAGATAACAAAATCGAAATCACAGCGAAAGTTAAGTTCAATAGTGCAGACGGTACAATCAATGATTTACCAAAAGAATGGCTTAACCCTAGCGCATTGGCTCCAGTTGTTGAATTCGAAGACATGAACGCTTATGAAGATAGTTATGAAAACCGAACTAAAAAAACAACTGCTGGCAGTAGCGATTTAAGTATGTAATTAACGAGGGCATTAGCCCTCTATTTTTTTGTACAAAATAACGATAAACGAGGTATTTAATATGACTGAAACAACTTTTAATCCAATTACATCATTAACAATTAACAATGAAGAAGTGAAAGCAAAAGCAACATTTATGTTCGATAAAACCGCTAAAAAGTTTGCAACTGAACAAGAAGATAATAAAGGCAGAAAACAAACGATTTCAGGATTTACTAATGTTTACAATGCTTTATTAGAACGTGACACAGTGGCAATTGTAGACTTTTGGGAATGTGCAACGGCTTATCTAGGTAAAAGTGCACCTAAAAGAGAAGATATTGAAGCGGAAATCATGGAAATCATCGAAAGAGAAAACGACACGCTAAATCTATTACAGGGTGCGTTGGACGTAATGAATAATAGCGGTTTTTTCAAGCAGAAATCACGTCTATTCTGGACACAGATGAACCAAGCACCATCGTTAGCCAAAGAAGACGAGAAAGAGGGCGCGAAAGCTGGTATCGAGATGATGAAGAACAACTACAAAGAAATCATGACCGTAGCACCTTATTAGACTATTCGGAAATAAGGCAGATGACAAGTCGTTACATAGGTTATATGAGTAATGACGAGCTAATGAGCATGCTACCTGCCGAATGGAATGACTGGATTATTGGCGCTAGACAAGCATTGATTGACCAAAGAGACATTGCGTTGTACGGCGCTCAATATAATGCGGTTGCTCAAGCTGGTAAATCACTAAAACGTTTTGTTAGGCAGAACGAAAGAGAACATTACATTATTCGTGGTCAAGAAGATGAATACGAAAGAATGAAACAGCGTGAGCTAGCTAAAAACAAACGTAAAAGAGAAATACAAAAACAAGGGACTCGCAAGTTCCTTAACAGCTTAAAAACAAGTCATAAAGGAGGTTAGGCATGGAGAAGAATTTTCTGGCTCGTGTTACAGCTATAATCAGTGATTTTAAAAGGAATATTAGAACTGCTCAACGTATGGCTAAAACTGATATACCGGACGAAATCAAGACAGAAGTTACAGCAAACATAAGAGACTACCAAAGAGAGCTAACGCGAGCCAAATCGATGGCTCAACGTTGGCGAGAACATAAAGTTAATATTGATGCAGACGCTAGCAAAGTAAAACAAGTCATATCGTTTGTTAAAGCAGAACTATCGAATATCAGACGTAAAAAAGTTGAAATTGACGGCGACGCAAGCGGATTAAAAAGAAATGTTGCGACTTCTAAAGCGATGTTAGCTGGTTGGCGCAAACACACTGTTAAATTAGATTTTGATACAACCGGAATGACGAAAATGCAAGTAGCATTGACTGCAGGTAAAAGAGCATTAGATCAGTATCAATCAACAATGGATGGCATCGCATCAAATATTAGAACTTTCGGTACTATCTTCGCGCAACAAGTCAAAGGTTTAATGATTGCTAGTATACAAGCGTTAATACCAGTAATTGCTGGATTAGTTCCGGCTATTATGGCGGTGCTTAATGCCGTTGGCGTATTAGGTGGTGGCGTTATTGGGCTTGCTGGTGCGTTTTCTGTAGCAGGTGTTGGAGCAGTTGGCTTCGGTGCAATGGCTATTACTGCACTAAAAATGGTAAAAGATGGCACATTGGCAGTAACAAAAGAAGTTCAAAACTTTAGAGATGCGAGCGATCAGTTAAAAACTACATGGCAAGGCATTGTAAAAGAGAATCAAGCAAGTATCTTTAATGCGATGTCAGCGGGTATCAGAGGCGTTACAAGTGCGATGTCTCAATTAAAACCATTCTTATCCGAAGTATCTATGCTGGTTGAAGCAAACGCGCGCAAGTTTGAGGATTGGGTTAAACATTCCGAAACAGCTAAGAAAGCGTTTGAAGCATTGAATAGCATAGGTGGCGCAATCTTCGGAGATTTATTGAACGCTGCAGGACGATTTGGCGACGGATTAGTTAACATTTTCACTCAATTAATGCCGTTGTTCAAATTTGTGTCTCAAGGACTACAGAACATGTCTATAGCTTTCCAAAATTGGGCTAATAGTGTAGCTGGTCAGAATGCTATTAAAGCTTTTATTGATTACACTACAACTAACTTACCTAAGATTGGTCAGATATTTGGCAATGTATTCGCTGGCATTGGTAATTTAATGATTGCGTTTGCACAAAACAGTTCTAACATTTTTGATTGGTTGGTTAAATTAACTTCTCAATTTAGAGCGTGGTCTGAACAAGTTGGACAATCTCAAGGGTTCAAAGACTTTATAAGTTATGTTCAAGAGAATGGTCCTACTATTATGCAGTTAATCGGTAATATCGTAAAAGCGTTAGTTGCTTTTGGTACTGCAATGGCTCCTATAGCTAGTAAGTTGTTAGATTTCATCACTAATTTAGCTGGTTTTATTGCTAAGTTGTTTGAAACGCATCCGGCAGTAGCACAGATTATTGGTGTTATGGGTATTTTAGGCGGTGCATTTTGGGCTTTAATGGCTCCAATTGTTGCTATAAGTAGTGTGCTTACAAACGTGTTTGGTTTGAGCTTGTTCGGCGTCATCAAACAGATTTTAAGCTTTGTTAGAACATCAAGTCTAGTTACTGGAGCTATGTCAGCATTAACAGGTGTTTTTGGAACGATTTCAGCACCTATTTTAGCGGTAATTGCAGTAATTGGTGCATTCATTGGAGTCCTAGTTTATTTATGGAAAACAAACGAGAATTTCAGAAATACTATTACTGAAGCATGGAACGGCGTTAAAACGGCAGTTTCTGGTGCGATTCAAGGTGTAGTTGGCTGGTTAACTGAATTGTGGGGCAAAATTCAATCAACGTTACAACCTATAATGCCTATATTGCAAGTATTAGGACAAATTTTCATGCAAGTTTTAGGCGTTTTAGTCATTGGAATAATTACAAACCTTATGACTGTAGTCCAAGCTTTATGGACTCTAATAACAATAGCGTTCCAAACTATAGGAACAGTAATATCTGTAGCAGTCCAAATCATAGTAGGTTTGTTCACTGCTTTAATTCAGTTACTTACTGGCGACTTCTCAGGTGCTTGGGAGACAATCAAAACAACGATTACAAATGTGCTTGATACGATTTGGCAATACATGCAATCAGTTTGGGAGTCGATAATTGGCTTTTTAACTGGTGTAATGAATCGAGCGTTATCAATGTTTGGAACTAGTTGGTCACAGATATGGAGTACAATCACTAATTTTGTTAGTAGCATATGGAGTAGTGTTACAAATTGGTTTAGCAAAGTAGCTTCAAGTATAGCCGAAAAAATGGCTCAAGCACTAAGTTTTATTATCTCAACAGGTGCGCAATGGGTTTCAAATATTTGGAATACCGTAACAAGTTTTGCAAGCAAAGTTGTCGATGGATTCAGGAAAGTTGTCTCAAACGTAGGCGACGGCATGAAAAACGCGCTTGATAAGATTAAAAGCTTTTTCAGTGATTTTTTAAATGCCGGAGCGGAATTAATAGGCAAAGTCGCAGAGGGTGTAGCTAACGCTGCGCACAAAGTGGTAAGTGCGGTAGGCGATGCTATTTCATCAGCTTGGGATTCAGTCACTTCATTCGTGAGTGGTCACGGTGGCGGTAGTGGTTTAGGAAAAGGCTTAGCAGTATCGCAAGCAAAAGTAATGGCCACTAACTTCGGTAAAACATTCACAAGTGAGTTAGGTTCAACGTTAACAGATGGCTTCAATGATAGTTTGACACCAAGTGTTGACGGTCATATGACAAACGATGTGCAACATAGCATGAAAGAAAATAATAGACCTATTGTTAATGTAACTGTTAGGAATGAGGGCGACCTTAACATGATTAAATCACACATTGACGATATGGATGCAAAAGATGGTAGTTTCAACTTAATGTAAGGGAGGTTTGTTTATTGATAGCCCATGATGTAGAAATTGTAAAAAACGGTGTAACTTATAGAATCAGTGACAATCCTCTCACTTACAACCATTTGAGAGTGCTTGATTACAATGTCGTTGGTTCAGGTTATAAAAGGAATTATTCGCCATTAGATGGCATTGATGGACGATTTCATAATTATGCTAAAGAAGAATACAAAAAGGTCGAATTAAGATTGAGGTATGAAGTCCCTAAAATAGCTTATGCCTCGCATCTTAAATCAGACATTCAAACATTGTTTTATGGTCGATTTTATTTAAGAGAGTTAGCAACGCCGGATAATACTATCAAATTCGAAAACATGTTCGAACCGTTAAACCAAGAATTCGAATTAGATTATGTTGATGGCAGACAACTATATGTTGGATTAGTTAGTGAAGTTTCGTTTGATACAACTAAGACTGCCGGAGAATTTACTTTGACTTTCGAAACAACTGAATTACCGTTTTTTGAAAGTATTGGCTATAGCACCGATTTAGAAAGTGATAACGATTTAGAAAAATGGTCAGTACCGGACAGAATAGCGCTAAACGAAAATGATAAAAGTAGACAAATGACTTTTTATAATACGAGTTCTGGAAGTGTTTATTACAACGGAGATGTAGCATTAACCCAGTTCAACCAATTCAACGTTGTTGAAATTGAGTTAGCCGAAGATGTTAAAGCTGATGATAAAGACGGTTTCACTTTCTATATGGATAAAGGTAATATCTCAGTGATTAAAGATGTTGATTTAAAAGCAGGCGATAAAATCATTTTTGATAATAAGCACACCTATAGAGGTAATTTAAATATCGACCTATATAACAAGACTTTAGAACAGCCGGTATTGTATCCTGGTTGGAATCGTTTCAAAGCTAATAGACTTATGAAAAAGATAGTCTTTAGACACAAATTATATTACAGATAAGGAGTAGCGTATGCCGGTATTATTAAAGAGTTTGCAAGGCGTCGGTCACGCAATTCATGTCAATACGAAATTAAACAAAAAACTAAATGAAGATAGCACACTAGATATTGACATTGTCGAAAATGCCAGCACATTCGACGCAATCGGCGCTATTACAAAAATGTGGACTATCACACATGTAGAGGGAGAAGACGACTTCAATGAATATGTGATAGTGATGCTTGATAAGTCAACAATTGGCAACAAAATAAAACTTAGTATCAAAGCTAGGCAAAAAGAATTAGACGATCTAAATAACTCTAGGATATATCAAGAATATAACGAAAGTTTCACAGGTGTTGAGTTTTTTAATACTGTTTTTAAAGGGACTAGTTACAAATATGTGTTACACGCTAAGGTTGATGCATCGAAATTTGAGGGTTTAGGCAAGGGAGACACAAGACTTGAGATATTCAAAAAAGGTCTTGAACGCTATCATCTCGAATATGAGTACGACGCTAAAACAAAAACATTTCACTTGTATGACGAATTATCAAAAGTAGCAAACTACTATATTAAATCAGGTGTAAATGCTGATAACGTCAAAATTCAAGAAGATGCTTCTAAATGCTACACATATATAAGAGGTTATGGTGACTTCGACGGACAACAAACGTTTAATGAAGCGGGATTGCAATTCGAATTTACACACCCTTTAGCGCAGTTGATTGGCAAAAGAGAGGCTCCGCCACTTGTAGATGGACGTATAAAAAAAGAAGATGTTTTGAAAAAATCAATGGAGCTAGTGATAAAGAAAAGTGTCACTGCTTCTATTTCTTTGGACTTCGTAGCACTGCGTGAGCATTTTCCAGAGGCTAATCCTAGAATTGGCGATGTCGTAAGAGTGGCTGAACCAACTATAGGTTATAACGACTTAGTAAGGATAGTTGAGATTACTACACACAGAGACGCGTACAATAACATCATTAAACAAGATGTAGTATTAGGCGACTTTACAATGCGCGACAGATATAGAAAAGCAATTCACGAAGCTACAAACTATGTTAAGAACGTAAAAACAACTAAGTCAGACCCTGCTAAATACTTGAGAGAATTAAACGCTAAAGTTAACGCTAGTTTATCCATAAACAACAAATTAGTTAAACAGACCGACAAAATAAATGCGAAAGTCGATAAAATGAATACTAAAACAGTTACAACTGCTAATGGTACGATCATGTACGACTTTACAAGTCAATCAAGTATAAGAAATGTTAAAACAATTGGAACAATTGGCGATTCTGTAGCTAGAGGGTCGCATGCAAAAACTAATTTCACAGAAATGTTAGGAAAGAAATTGAAAGCTAAAACGACTAATCTTGCAAGAGGTGGCGCAACAATGGCAACAGTTCCAATAGGTAAAGAAGCGGTAGAAAACAGCATTTATAGACAAGCAGAGCAAATAAGAGGAGACCTAATCATATTACAAGGCACTGATGATGACTGGTTACACGGTTATTGGGCAGGCGTACCGATAGGCACTGATAAAACAGATACAAAAACGTTTTACGGTGCCTTTTGTTCTGCAATTGAAGTTATTAGAAAGAATAATCCAGATTCAAAAATACTAGTGATGACAGCTACAAGACAATGCCCTATGAGTGGTACAACAATACGCCGTAAAGACACGGACAAAAACAAACTAGGGTTAACACTTGAGGACTATGTAAACGCTCAAATATTAGCTTGTAGTGAGTTAGATGTACCAGTGTTTGACGCATATCACACAGATTACTTTAAGCCATACAATCCAGCTTTTAGGAAAGCGAGCATGGAGGACGGCTTACACCCTAACGAAAAAGGTCACGAGGTTATTATGTACGAGTTAATCAAGGATTATTACAGTTTTTACGACTAAAGGAGGCAACCAATGGCTTACGGATTAATTACAAGTTTACATTCAATGACAGGTCGGAAAATAGTTGCTCAACATGAGTATAACTATCGCTTGTTAGATGAAGGTATGAGCAAACTTGAGAAAATGTTTATATACCATCAAAAAGAAGAAATATACGCACACTCAGCGAAACAAATTAAATACTTGAATGACAGTGTTGAAGATTATTTAACGTATTTAAATGGCCGTTTTAGCAATATGATTCTAGGCCATAACGGCGACGGTATCAATGAAGTAAAAGACGCGCGTATTGATAATACAGGTTATGGTCATAAGACATTGCAAGATCGTTTGTATCATGATTATTCAACACTAGATGCTTTCACTAAAAAGGTTGAGAAAGCTGTAGATGAACACTATAAAGAATATCGAGCGACAGAATACCGATTCGAACCAAAAGAGCAAGAACCGGAATTTATCACTGATTTATCGCCATATACAAATGCAGTAATGCAATCATTTTGGGTAGACCCTAGAACAAAAATTATTTATATGACACAAGCGCGTCCAGGCAATCATTACATGTTATCTAGATTGAAGCCTAACGGACAATTTATTGATAGATTGCTTGTTAAAAATGGCGGTCACGGTACACACAATGCGTATAGATACATTGATGGAGAATTATGGATTTATTCAGCTGTATTGGACAGTAACAAAAACAACAAGTTTGTACGCTTTAAATATAGAAGTGGAGAAATGACGTATGGCAACGAAATGCAAGACGTCATGCCAAACGTATTTAACGATAGATATACGTCGGCAATTTATAATCCTATAGAAAACTTAATGATTTTTAGACGTGAATATAAAGCTTCTGAAAGACAAGCTAAGAATTCGTTGAACTTTGTTGAGGTTAGAAGTGCTGACGATATTGATAAAGGTATAGACAAAGTATTGTATCAAATGGATATACCTATGGAATACACTTCAGATACACAACCTATGCAAGGTATCACTTATGATGCAGGTATCTTATATTGGTATACAGGTGATTCGAATACAGCCAACCCTAACTACTTACAAGGTTTCGATATAAAAACAAAAGAATTGTTATTTAAACGACGTATCGATATTGGTGGTGTGAATAATAACTTTAAAGGAGACTTCCAAGAAGCTGAGGGTCTAGATATGTATTACGATCTAGAAACAGGACGCAAAGCGCTTTTAATAGGGGTAACTATTGGACCTGGTAACAACAGACATCACTCAATTTATTCTATCGGCCAAAGAGGTGTTAACCAATTCTTAAAAAACATTGCACCTCAAGTATCGATGACTGATTCAGGTGGACGTGTTAAACCGTTACCAATACAGAACCCAGCATATCTAAGTGATATTACGGAAGTTGGTCATTACTATATCTATACGCAAGACACACAAAATGCATTAGATTTCCCGTTACCGAAAGCGTTTAGAGATGCAGGGTGGTTCTTGGATGTACTGCCTGGACACTATAATGGTGCTCTAAGACAAGTACTTACCAGAAACAGCACAGGTAGAAATATGCTTAAATTCGAACGTGTCATTGACATTTTCAATAAGAAAAACAACGGAGCATGGAATTTCTGCCCGCAAAACGCCGGTTATTGGGAACATATCCCTAAGAGTATTACAAAATTATCAGATTTAAAAATCGTTGGTTTAGATTTCTATATCACTACTGAAGAATCAAACCGATTTACTGATTTTCCTAAAGACTTTAAAGGTATTGCAGGTTGGATATTAGAAGTAAAATCGAATACACCAGGTAACACAACACAAGTGCTAAGACGTAATAACTTTGCTTCTGCTCACCAGTTTTTCGTTAGAAACTTTGGTACTGGTGGTAATAGTGGTTGGAGCATAATAGAAGGTAAGGAGGTTGAATAATGGTAGTAGATAATTTTTCGAAAGATGATAACTTAATCGAGTTACAAACAACATCACAATATAATCCGGTTATTGACACAAACATCAGTTTCTATGAATCAGATAGAGGAACTGGTGTTTTAAATTTTGCAGTAACTAAGAATAATAAGCCGTTATCAATCAGCAAACATAATGCGATGACTAGTATTGTGCTTAAGACGGATAACTTCGACGATGAACACGGCGCTTATATTAGTGATGAACTTACAATTGTTGATGCAATTAACGGACGAATGCAATACGTTATCCCAAATGAGTTCTTAAAATACACTGGACGCGTACATGCGCAAGCATATTTTACTCAAAACGGTAGCAATAACGTAATTGTAGAGCGTCAATTTAACTTCAATATCCAGAATGATCTAATTAGTAATTTTGACGGTAAAACAAAGCTAGTTTATATCAAATCAATTCAGGACTTAACAGAAAGTGTTAAAGAAGAAGTTGAGGACTTAAAGAAAAGTTTGAGTGATACAAAATCGTTGGTTACTGAAATTGATAGTCGTATTAATCAAGGTATTCAAAGATTAGAAATCAAACAAAATGAAGCGGTACAGATGATTACAACAACACAAGACAAAGCCGTTCAATATATAAATAGCGAGTTCCAGAAAATTGTTGATAAAGAGCAAGCGATTTTTGAACGTGTTAACGAAGTTGAACAACAAATCAATGGCGCTGACCTTGTTAAAGGTAATTCAACAACAAATTGGCAAAAGTCTAAACTTACTGATGATTACGGTAAAGCGATCGAATCATCTGAACAGTCAATAGAAGCTGTTTTAAGACACGCTAACTCATCTATGATTATTCATATTACTAATGCAAAAGATGCGCCAGAAAAGGCGGATATAGGCACGTTAGAGAAGCCCGGACAAGATGGTGTTGATGACGGTTCTTCGTTCGATGAATCAACTTATACATCAAGCAAATCTGGTGTGTTAGTTGTTTATGTTGTTGATAATAATACTGCTCGTGCAACATGGTACCCAGATGATTCAAACGATGAGTACACAAAATACAAAATCTACGGCACGTGGTACCCGTTTTATAAAAAGAATGATGGAAACTTAACTAAGCAATTTGTTGAAGAAATATCTAACAACACACTGAATCAAGCTAAACAGTATGTAGATGGTAAGTTACAAAGTATAAGTTGGCAACAACATAAGTTAACAGAACATAACGGTCAATCAATCCAAAAGAACTTATATAACGCCAAAGGTAATTTAGAAGCATTGGGCGCTGGGAATTATTACGTAACAAGTGTGCCTGATTTACCAGGTATTGTTGAAAGTTACGAAGGCTACTTATCAGTATTTGTTAAAGATGATGCAAATAAGTTATTCAACTTCACACCTTTAAACTCTAAAAAAGTTTATACACGATCAATCACCAATGGTCGATTAGATTCACAATGGGCTACACCTAACGAACATAAAACAGCCGTGTTATTCGACGGTGCTGCAAACGGTGTAGGAACAAGGATTAATTTAACCGAAGCTTATACAAATTATGCAATTCTATTCATAAGCGGTACTTATCCAGGTGGTGTTATTGAAGCATTCAGTTTAACCTCTATACCAAATGCGATTCAATTAAGTAAAACAAATGTAGTTGACTCAGACGGTAACGGTGGTGGTAGTTATGAATGCTTAATAACTAAAGAAAGTGGTACGACGTTAAAAATCGATAACGATGTGTACCTTGATTTAGGCAGTAAAACAGGTTCTGGTGCTAATGCAAACAGAGTTACGATAAATAAAATTGTGGGGTGGAAATAATGAAAATCACAGTAAACGATAAAAACGAAGTTATCGGATACGTTAATACTGGCGGTTTACGCAATAGTTTAGATGTAGACGATAACAATGTGCCTATCAAATTCAAAGAAGAGTTCGAACCTAGAAAGTTCGTTTTCACTAACGGCGAAATTAAATACAATAGCAATTTCGAAAAAGAAGACGTACCGAATGCATCAAACCAACAAAGTGAATCAGATTTGAGTGATGAAGAACTTCGCGGAATGGTTGCAAGTATGCAAATGCAGGTGACGCAAGTAAACATTTTGGCGATGGAATTAAAGCAACAAAACGCTATGTTAACACAACAGTTGACTGAACTAAAAGCTGGTAAAACAAATACAGAGGAGGACGTTTAAATGGAGAAAATTAAGATGATTTATCCAACTTTCAAGGACATTAAAACTTTTTATGTGTGGGGTTGCTATAAAAATGAGCAAATTAAGTGGTACGTAGACATGGGTGTAATCGACAAAGAAGAATATGCATTGATCACTGGTGAAAAATATCCAGAGGCAAAAGATGAAAAGTCACAGGTGTAATGCTTGAGGCTTTTTAATTTAACACAAAGTAGGTGGCGTAATGTTTGGATTTACCAAACGGCACGAACAAGATTGGCGTTTAACGCGATTAGAAGAAAATGATAAGACTATGTTTGAAAAATTCGACAGAATAGAAGATAGTCTTAGAGCGCAAGAAAAGATTTATGACAAATTAGATAGAAATTTTGAAGAATTAAAGCGCGACAAGGTAGAAGATGAAAAGAATAAAGAAAAGAATGCCAAGAATATTAGAGACATAAAAATGTGGATTCTAGGTTTGATAGGGACTATCTTCAGTACGATTGTCATAGCTTTACTAAGAACTATTTTTGGTATTTAAAGGAGGTGATTACCATGCTTAAAGGGATTTTAGGATATAGCTTCTGGGCGTGCTTCTGGTTTGGTAAATGTAAATAACAGTTAAGAGTCAGTGCTTCGGCACTGGCTTTTTATTTTGATTGAAATGAGGTGCATACATGGGATTACCTAATCCAAAGACTAGAAAGCCTACAGCTAGTGAAGTGGTGGAGTGGGCAAAGTCGAATATTGGTAAGAGGATTAATATAGATAATTATCGGGGCAGTCAATGTTGGGATACACCTAACTTTATTTTTAAAAGATATTGGGGTTTTGTAACATGGGGCAATGCTAAGGATATGGCTAATTACAGATATCCTAAGGGTTTCCGATTCTATCGTTATTCATCTGGATTTGTACCGGAACCCGGAGACATAGCAGTTTGGCACCCTGGCAACGGAATAGGTTCGGACGGACACACCGCAATAGTAGTAGGACCATCTAATAAAAGTTATTTTTATAGCGTTGACCAAAACTGGGTTAATTCTAATAGTTGGACAGGTTCTCCAGGAAGATTAGTAAGACACCCTTATGTAAGTGTTACAGGCTTTGTTAGGCCTCCATACTCAAAAGATACTAGCAAACCTAGTAGTACTGATACAAGTTCAGCATCAAAAGCCAATGACTCAACAATTACTGGTGAAGCGAAGAAACCGCAATTTAAAGAAGTTAAAACAATAAAATACACTGCTTACAGCAATGTTTTAGATAAAGAAGAGCATTTCATTGATCATATAGTTGTAATGGGTGATGAACGCTCAGATATTCAAGGATTATATATAAAAGAATCAATGCATATGCGTTCTGTAGACGAACTGTATACGCAAAGAAATAAGTTTATAAGCGATTATGAAATACCGCATTTATATGTCGATAGAGAGGCTACATGGCTTGCTAGACCAACCAATTTTGATGACCCGCGTCACCCTAATTGGCTAGTTATTGAAGTATGTGGTGGTCAAACAGATAGTAAGCGTCAATTCTTAATGAACCAAATACAAGCTTTAATACGGGGTGTATGGTTGTTGTCAGGAACAGATAAAGAATTATCTGAAACGACGTTAAAGGTAGACCCTAATATTTGGCGTAGTATGAAAGATTTAATTAATTACGACTTGATTAAGCAAGGTATACCGGATGACGCAAAGTATGAGCAAGTTAAAAAGAAAATGCTTGAGACGTATATTAAACGAGATATATTGACACGAGAAAATATTAAAGAAGTAACGACAAAAACGACAATACGAATTAGTGATAAAACATCGGTCGACAGTGCATCCAGAAGAGGACCCACTGCATCAGACGAAAAACCAAGCATCGTTACTGAAAAAAGTCCGTTCACGTTCCAGCAAGCACTGGATAGACAAATGTCTAGGGGTAACCCGAAAAAATCTCATACATGGGGCTGGGCTAATGCAACACGAGCACAAACGAGCTCAGCAATGAATGTTAAGCGAATATGGGAAAGTAACACACAATGCTATCAAATGCTTAATTTAGGCAAGTATCAAGGCGTTTCAGTTAGTGCGCTTAATAAGATACTCAAAGGGAAAGGAACGCTAGACGGACAAGGCAAAGCATTTGCAGAAGCCTGTAAGAAAAACAACATTAACGAAATCTATTTGATCGCGCACGCTTTCTTAGAAAGTGGATACGGAACAAGTAACTTCGCTAGTGGTAGATACGGTGCATATAATTACTTCGGTATTGGTGCATTCGACAACGACCCTGATTATGCAATGAAATTTGCTAGGAATAAAGGTTGGACATCTCCAGCAAAAGCAATCATGGGCGGTGCTAGCTTCGTAAGAAAGGATTACATCAACAAAGGGCAGAATACACTGTACAGAATCAGATGGAATCCTAAGAATCCAGCTACGCACCAATACGCTACTGCTATAGAGTGGTGCCAACATCAAGCTAGTACAATCGCTAAGCTATATAAACAAATCGGCTTAAAAGGTATCTACTTTATAAGAGATAAATATAAATAAAGAGGTGTATAAATGTACAAAATAAAAGATGTTGAAACGAGAATAAAAAATGATGGTGTTGACTTAGGTGACATTGGCTGTCGATTTTACACTGAAGATGAAAATACAGCATCTATAAGAATAGGTATCAATGACAAACAAGGTCGTATCGATCTAAAAGCACATGGCTTAACACCTAGATTGCATTTGTTTATGGAAGATGGCTCTATATTCAAAAATGAGCCCCTTATTATAGACGATGTTGTAAAAGGGTTCATTACCTACAAGATACCTAAAAAGGTTATCAAACACGCTGGTTATGTTCGTTGTAAGCTGTTTTTAGAGAAAGAAGAAGAAAAAATACATGTCGCGAACTTTTCTTTCAATATCGTTGATAGTGGCATTGAATCTGCTGTAGCAAAAGAAATCGATGTTAAATTGGTAGATGATGCTATTACGAGAATTTTAAAAGATAACGCGACAGATTTATTGAGCAAAGACTTTAAAGAGAAAATAGATAAAGATGTCATTTCTTACATCGAAAAGAATGAAAGTAGATTTAAAGGTGCGAAAGGTGATAAAGGCGAACCGGGACAACCTGGTGCGAAAGGTGATACAGGTAAAAAAGGAGAACAAGGCGCACCCGGTAAAAACGGTACTGTAGTATCAATCAATCCTGACACTAAAATGTGGCAAATTGATGGTAAAGATACAGATATCAAAGCAGAACCTGAGTTATTGGACAAAATCAATATCGCAAATGTTGAAGGGTTAGAAGATAAATTGCAAGAAGTTAAAAAAATCAAAGATACAACTCTCAACGACTCTAAAACGTATACGGATTCAAAAATTGCTGAACTAGTTGATAGCGCGCCTGAATCTATGAATACATTAAGAGAATTAGCAGAAGCAATACAAAACAACTCTATTTCAGAAAGTGTATTGCAACAGATTGGCTCAAAAGTTAGTACAGAAGATTTTGAGAAATTCAAACAAACACTAAATGATTTATATGCTCCAAAAAATCATAATCATGACGAGCGGTATGTTTTGTCATCTCAAGCTTTTACTAAACAACAAGCGGATAATTTATATCAACTAAAAAGCGCATCTCAACCGACGGTTAAAATTTGGACAGGAACAGAAAATGAATATAACTATATATATCAAAAAGACCCGAATACGTTATATTTAATTAAAGGGTGATTTTTATGGAAGGTAATTTTAAAAATGTAAAGAAGTTTATTTACGAAGGTGAAGAATATACAAAAGTATATGCTGGAAATATCCAAGTATGGAAAAAGCCTTCATCTTTTGTAATTAAACCCTTACCTAAAAATAAATATCCGGATAGCATAGAAGATTCAACAGCAAAATGGACAATAAATGGAGTTGAACCTAATAAAAGTTATCAGGTGACAATAGAAAATGTACGTAGCGGTATAATGAGGATTTCGCAAACTAATTTAGGGTCAAGTGAATTAGGAATATCAGGAGTCAATAGCGGAGTTGCAAGTAAAAATATCAACTTTAGTAATCCTTCAGGGATGTTGTATGTCACTATAAGTGATGTTTATTCAGGATCTCCGACATTGACCATTGAATAATTTTAAACGACTAATTTTTTAGTCGTTTTTTATTTTGGATAAAAGGAGCAAACAAATGGATATCGGTACAATCGTAAGAACAATTTTATTAATAGTCGCATGGATCAATCAGTTTTTAGCAATCAAACATATTTCTCCAATCCCAGTTGACGAAGTGTTTATAAGCACAGTCGTTACTGGGATTGTTTCAATTTGGACGTGGTGGAAGAATAACAACTTTACTCACGCATCTAAGAAAGGGCAACAAAAAATTTATGAAGTAAAAGCTGGCATTCAGTCAACTGGTGGCGCACCTAAAGTGAACGGAGATGATAACAATGCCGTCGGTTAGAACATACAGTCAAGCTATTAGCTACCTTAAAAGCCTAGAGGGTAAGGCGTGGAATCCAGACAATGCATTTGGATGTCAATGCTTCGATACTGCCAACCAATATTGGCTTTACTTATTTAATCATAGGTTGAAAGGTGTGGGCGCTGCGGACATTCCTACATGGAATGATTTCACTAACGAAGCAACCGTTTACGAAAATACTGTGTCGTTTCAAGCATTGCCGGGCGACGTCGTTATTTTTAACCGTAATTATGGCGGTGGTTATGGTCATGTAGGTATTGTAATAAGCGCTACGTTAGATTCTATAACTATTTTAGAGCAGAACTGGCTAGGCGGTGCTTACTGGAGCCCACCAGAAGTTACTACAAGACGCACACACGGCTATGATTTTCCTATGTGGTTCATTCGTCCATTCTATGCAAAAGAAACGACTGCTAATAAGCTAAGAAGCGCAGTAATACCAGTTAAACAAGATAAGTTATCAAAAGGCAAAAAAATCATGCTTGTAGCTGGTCATGGTATTGGCGCATACTCTAACGACCCAGGTGCCGTTGCGAATGGAGAAAACGAAAGAGATTTTAACCGTAAAAATATTATCCCTAGAGTGAAAAAGTATCTTGAGTCAGTAGGTAACACAGTATTGTTATACGGTGGCAACTCGATGAATCAAGATTTATATCAAGATACATTGTACGGTCAACGTGTTGGAAACTATAAAGATTATGGCATGTACTGGATTAAAAGCGAAGTCAAACCGGATGCAATCATAGAGTTTCATTTAGATTCTGCTAGCCCACAAGCAAGTGGCGGGCATGTAATCATTAGCGATCGTTTCCCAACTGATGACATTGACAAGGCATTAAGTAGTGCATTAGATAAAACAGTGGGTAAAATAAGAGGTGTGACACCTAGAGGGGATTTATTGAACGCTAACGTGTCTGCTGATCTTAATCTTAATTATCGTTTAATCGAATTAGGTTTTATCACATCTACGAAAGATTTAAACTACATTAAAAACAATTTAGACAGCTTCACGAAGCGGATTGCTGAAGCCATTAACGGCAGACAAATTGATGCGCCAAGTAGTAAGCCAAGCGCTGACAAAATAACATGGAATTGGAAAGGCGTATTTTATCCTAATCCAGAAAAAGCTATAAGAGTCAGAAAAACAGCTGGATTAACCGGCACAGTCGTTGAAGAAGATTCATGGCTATACACAAAAGATGATTGGGTAAAATTCGACCAAGTCATTAAAAAAGATGGATACTGGTGGATTAGATTCAAATATCAACGTGAGGGCTCTAGTAATAACAATTTCTATTGTGCAGTGTGTAGAATTACTGATAAGGAACAAAAGATTAAAAATGAAAAATATTGGGGCACGATTGAGTGGGCTTAATAGGTTGTACCTATAAAAAGAAAAGAGGTAGGTTATTTTCTTCCTACCTCTAAAAATGATTATCTTTCTATTGTTATATGAGTTATATCTTTAGGACTAATCAGTCTATTTTTTACATTAGAATCTTGATCTCCTACCTTGCCATATACTTTTTCATCAGAAGGATCTTTACTATGGATAGTTACTTTATCACCGACTTTAACAATATGCTTTTCTTTTAATTTATCTACTAATTTTTTCCATGCATCATTTGTCTCTATTGTGTTTCCGTTTGGATTAACTCTTGTAATATCGACACGGTTAACGCTATCAGGACTAACGGTGCTGTTATTAGTATTACTAAGATTATCTAAGTTCGCAGTCCCAGAAATTTCGCTCTCTCCACCGTTTTTTAATTTATATTTTACTTTAATCGTTTCTTTGTCTGTTTTATCAATGATATTTGCGTCTTTTAAAGCGTCTCTTACATTTTTCCACAATTCGCTATCTGTTATTTCAGAAGCTTTTGCAACGTTATTAATACCATTATAATTTGAAGAAGAATGAAAACCTGAACCTACTGTTGTTAAAACTAAAGCACTTGCTATCAATGTTTTTGTTAATAGTTTTTTATTCATTTTATTTTCTCCTATAACTTATTTGCAATCGATTACAAAGTAATTTTAGAATTATTATTTATGTAAATCAATTAAATAATCATTAACAAATCCATAAAATTTTATCATTGAAATATAATAATTTTGAGCTAGAAATATTCGTCATTTATGCTATAATCGTTTTAGACACAGCAATGTGTTCAAATTTTCATCTATTCGTAAGTTAGCCTTCGGGCTGACTTTTTATTTCCATTATTCACATGTTAATCTTGTTGTTGTTTAGGCAGGTACTTCGGTACTTGCCTATTTTTTTATGTTATAATGTAATTACATTACCAGTAACCAATCTGGCTTAAAACTACATTTCCGGTAGTCAATCCGGCTATGCAGAGGACTTACTTGCGTAAAGCAGTAAGAAGCTGACTGCATATTTAAACCACCCATACTAGTTACTGGGTGGTTGTTTATATATATATAACGCAAGTTAACCAAAACTAACTCTAATTAACAAAAAGTATGAAAAATTTAATCATATCTATTGCGTATAAAGTTAAAAGATATTATAGTTAATTATGAAGAAAGTCAACTCTCTATTCCGTTCTTTCTTCCTAACTTGCATTCTTTCGTAGTTAGTTCGTCAAGTAACTATTAATTTAGTTATATACAATCAGGAGTGAATTGTATAGCCCGGCAGAGGCCATATATCTGACTGTTGGTCCCGCAGGAGACTTCTTCCTTGCCATCACTCATATACATAATCCCTACTTACATTAATGTTTGTAGGGATATTTTTTAAGGGGTGTACTAGGTGGGGAACACAACGTATTTAAAAATAAATAGTGAAAACGATGTTGATTTACAAGACATCTTGAATGATTTTATTAATTGCTTTTGCAAAGGTTATGTGGAAATTAAAACGAAATATAAATTGCTTCCCATCTTTAAAATAAATTTTCATAAAAATAATTTACCCCACTTATTAGGTTTGCATTACACACATAAAAAAGTGAGCGCTAAAAAGATCATTGGAAGAATAGCTGAAGGGAAAATTACACACGAATCTATAAAAAAACATTATGAATATAGTAACATTAAAGATAGGCTTATCAATTATAATTTTTTGCATAAATGCTTTATTGATAAAGAAATCAGGCTATGCGTTATAGTTCCAAAAAATTCAATTAATCCACAAAAGATTGATGTAGCTTTTATAGATGACAAGAACAGCCAAGTTATGATACTCGGGTTAAGGAAGTCTAACAATAATGATTTTTATAGTCCGGCGACTATGTACGTTCTGGGTAAAAACAGTTCATATCGAAGAATGAGAAGAACACATGTTATTAGCATAGAATGGAAAAATTAATAAATTCGCCTATCGGTGAATCAGTATAGATCGCATCTTAAATGGTGTGTTTATTTTACTCCCCCTACAACCAACAAAACCACACCACCTATTAATTTAGGAGTGTGGTTATTTTAATATATGAAGCTAAAATAACTACAAATGATACCATTTTTGATACCAAAAAATAATAACCTCAAAATTTCGAGAGAAATAACTTCGTTTTAAATCGCATTAAATCAATGTTTCTATAAAAATAAGTCCTTAAAAATTAGTTTTTTCAATCGAAATGGAAGGTAGTATTGGATAGCTTTAAACCGCGTTGTTAAGCCATTCTTGACTTCCGAAAATGGCTATTGATACCATTTTGATACTGAATATAACAAAAAGCCACATTACTGTGGCTTTTTTTGTTTTATAACTAAATCGGATTGATAGATAAGCTTTGTACTTATTTATATCAGTTCGATTTTTTGATTGGTGTAAAAAATAATCATTGATGGTGGATAAAGCGACAACACAAATACAACATGATTGTGGCATTAGAGTGCTGGTCTTTATTAAATTAATTGAAAGCTACATCAAATATTCTTTAGATAATTCGATATTAGTTCGATTAAGATTCGTTGTATAAGTGAGTTAAAATAAGAAAACTATTAATAATATTAAGTTCACTACAGATGTTGCTAATGGACCATAAGTTTTAAAGACATCTTCACTTTTATAACCAACAATCGCATCTAAAAATTGAACTAAGATCATTGCAATGGATATAGTTATCAAAAATATAGCACTATGAATGACTAAAGAAAAAATAGCTAATAAAAATAAAGGTAAGCTTCGACTAAGTGCATAATATGCATTTATATTATGGCTAGATGCACATGCTTGAATTGAATAACCTAAACTTACACTGGCACTGATTATTGTAAATATTGCTAAAACAAAATACATGTTAATCCTTCTTTCTATATTTGGATATAAACAAGTACTTGTCTAAAGTTATTTAAAAGATAATTAGAATAAATTTATGAGAAACTGGTTGTTATCATTATAATGGTTTCAAATGATTATAACTATGTCATAAACTGAATTTGTTGAAATTTTTCATTATGCAAATTTATTAATAACAAACAGCTCGAACTATAGCATCATTTTACTAATGAATGCATTAAAGTAACTATGACTAAAAATGCATATTAATTATCATTATTAAGACTATTATATATAATGAATTTTAACTGGTTTATTAAACGAGAACGTCGGGAATTAAGTAACTACAATAAAAATAAGATATGACAATAAGGAGACTACACGCGTGATCATTGCCATAATTATATTGATATTTATTTCGTTTTTCTTTTCAGGAAGCGAGACGGCATTAACGGCTGCCAATAAAACAAAATTTAAAACTGAAGCTGACAAAGGTGATAAAAAAGCAAAAGGCATTGTAAAGTTACTTGAAAAACCAAGTGAGTTTATTACAACGATTCTAATTGGGAATAATGTCGCGAATATTTTATTACCAACACTTGTTACAATTATGGCTTTACGTTGGGGGATTAGCGTTGGTATTGCATCAGCTGTTTTAACAGTTGTTATCATTTTGATTTCCGAAGTGATTCCCAAGTCTGTCGCTGCAACATTTCCAGATAAAATAACAAGGCTTGTATATCCAATTATTAATATTTGTGTCATTGTGTTTCGCCCTATCACATTACTTTTAAATAAGTTGACGGACAGTATTAATCGAAGTTTATCTAAGGGTCAACCTCAAGAACATCAATTTTCAAAAGAAGAATTTAAAACAATGTTAGCAATTGCTGGACATGAAGGTGCTTTAAATGAAATTGAGACGAGTAGGTTGGAAGGTGTCATTAATTTTGAAAATTTAAAAGTAAAAGATGTAGATACAACACCTAGAATTAATGTGACGGCATTTGCTTCAAATGCGACATACGAAGAAGTTTATGAAACGGTTATGAATAAGCCATACACTAGATATCCAGTGTACGAGGGAGATATTGATAACATTATTGGAGTGTTTCATTCTAAATATCTGTTGGCTTGGAGTAATAAAAAAGAAAATCAAATTACAAACTATTCAGCTAAGCCATTATTTGTGAATGAACACAATAAAGCTGAATGGGTATTACGTAAGATGACTATTTCTAGAAAACATTTAGCAATTGTGTTGGACGAATTTGGTGGTACTGAAGCGATAGTGTCACATGAAGACTTAATTGAAGAATTATTAGGTATGGAAATTGAAGATGAGATGGATAAAAAGGAAAAAGAAAAACTTTCTCAACAGCAAATTCAATTTCAACAACGGAAAAATCGCAACGTATCTATATAA